TTCGGAAAAACTAACGACAGAACGATCTATCTTTCCGTCTTCAACTAGAGACTCAAAAATTTCCCTGGTAGATTTCTTAAAAATCGGATGTTGGCTTTCTGCTTTCCAATCTCTAGGATTTGCCTTTAACCACTGATTCCACTTTGTAGTAGGTGCCCACCACTGGAAGTCATTTAGCTCCACCTTCTCACCCTCTTTGTTAACCGGGATTTCCATAAGAGGAATTAATTGTCCTCTTGAAAATTTACTATTTTCCTTAACGAAAAAAACTACCATGTTTGTTTATCTTTTTATTCTGAATATATTCTGTCGTAAGCCTGAGACATTACATCAATTAGCTTTCCTATATATCCATCGTTTCTGAGCTTCTTAAAGGCAAGATTACCGACAGAAAATTCTCCCTTCTTCTCCAGACCTTCTTTCCTCATCTTACTTATCTTCTTCTTTAGAGACTTGGCTCTCTGATAGAGATTCCTAGATTCCTTTGGCAAAGAATATGATTTTATCAGTTTTCCCTCTAAATCAGAAATCTCTTTCGCTATCAAGTCCGATTTTTTGTAGACATCATCTTCGTCAATCTTCGGGGGATCGAACTGAGGTTTTTTAACCCACTTGTTATCTTTAAGTGAGTATAAACCGGTTATATGGTGTCTTTCGTCTGAGCTTTGGAGGTAGACCTCAACATCGTGTCCTCTCATCTTAATATCATGTCGAGTGTTCCACACAAACTTTGCCCCTTCACCAGCAGATTCGATGACTTTTTTTGGTGCATCTATTTTATCAAAATCCACCAATACGTGAATATCTAAGTCGGAAAGGTCTGTCCAGTTGTAGTTTGCAATAGATCCCGTCAATTGGATATCGTAGATGGGAGTTTTACCAACTACGTCCTTTAGTCCATCGTAAAATTCTTCTCCTATCTTTAGGAGTTTTTTTCTAACTATAGGATCCAGAATCCACTTTTCTTTGGTCCCGTCTTTCGAAACTCTCTTGGTCCAAAATTTTGGGTTTAGTTCATCCTGATAGAAAGATCCTATCTGTTTCTCAAATATAAAATAGTTTCTAAAAGACTTTACTGGCTCCACACAAAAAAGGATTATTTGAATTTTATATATCCAAATAATCCTTTCTTATTCTAAGATAAAATTTTATCGAGAAACTTTCTTAAGAACGTCCATCACTGTGACGACGTCTCTTTCGCAATACTCTTTAATTCTATCATAATCTTTGTCGTCCCAATATGTTCCATGAACTTGCGATCCGTCTATGTCTTCCTTTGGAGATTCGATCCCGAGAGAGCAAGCTAGAAGATCTAGTCCCAAAAACTTCTGAGACCAGCTTCCAAAAGAGAAGAATTCTGCAGTGTCTAAAATTGGCATCTCCCAGGGTTTCTTGTCCCATAACTGTAGATTATTTGGAACAACCAGACCTTTAAAGACCATTTTTTTACCCAAGAAGGGAATATCAAACATTTTGATATTGTGCCCACAGATTTTCATTCCCTTGACAGAAGCATTTGCTAAAACCTTTGCGGTCTTTTCTAGTATCTCATTTTCATCTTCACCATAAAAGGATGTCATTCTATGTGATCCCGTTTCGTCCCAAACTCCAAATGAAACACATACTACTCGACCAAACTCTGGTTCGAGTCCTGATTTATGTGAATAAATTTCAGCATCTGTTAGACCTTCCATTCCAGGGGTGTTTCCTCTAAAATATTTTGCCCTTCTCTCCCAGAGCTTTGCAAGTCTAGGATTTTCTAAAACTAGATCTTCGTGAGTCCTATATCCTCCAGCCGTTTCAACGTCAAAGTAGAGGATGTTTTTTATATCATCTTTTTTTATCATCTTATTTTTTCCATTTAGGGTCAAACCAAAATCTTCTTCCTATGTTGTCCATTTCAGAAGACATTTCTTTATTTCCGTAGCATTTCATCCAGTCAGTCCAGGAGCCAATCGAAGTGTGCATTTCTAATTCCTGTGGAGTTTCCCAGGTGTAGAGATTTCCACCCCCGAGAAGATAAGCCTGATTGGGAATATCCCTGCAGAGTTCAAAAAGTTCTCTTACTTTGGAGGATAAAATTACATCTCTAGCAGGTTGAAATGGATTTATATCAAGTCTATAGAGAATCTCTGCTCTAAGATAGTTTCCGATTCCGTTGAAGTATTTCTGGTTCATCAAAACCTCGTGGAGGGGCTTGTCGAAATCTCTTTTAAGAAGATTAGTCATGATATTATTTACAAACCCATTATATTCCCGTACTGGGTCAGGACCTCTGAGTTTATTCCAATCACCAAATCCCCACTTTCCAAATCTTCTAACGTCTACGAAGGAAAGGGTTGTTCCGTCAGTTGCATCGAACATCAAATGTGAGTGTTTTATCTCATCTCCAAACGGGGTTAATTTAAAATAACCGGACATTCCCATAGTCATCAGAAGATGTTCGGTTCCTCCTTTGTGTTCTAGTAGGAGTTTAAATTCCTTTCCTCTGGAAACTGCAGAGATCTTGAAAGTTTCCGGATGAGGAAAAAGTTTCCCTTTGTGACTTGGGTTCTTTCTGACTCTAGCAAAGGTTTTTCCTTCGCACATTTTATTGACGTAGTCAGCCGTCAATCTAACTTCAGCTAGTTCTGGCATATTTCTATTTGATAGAATATACGGTCCTAATCTGGAACTTTGTTAATAATAATTGGTTTTAAAGATTTATTTTCCAGCATGTATTTCACGCAGGCAAGATCTCTTTCTCCGCAGTCAAGCACAATGTCGATCTCCAAATTAAATGTTGGTATTCTATACTGAAGATAATCGGAGGGAGAAGGACTGCTAGGAACACCAAACTCGTCGCTAGATTCGGGTTCTGCAAGGATAAAGATCGGCTTAACCCCGACTGGCCAGGTGGAAGAACTAAGAAATAATGCTTCTCTTGAGGTTAATCCACCATTGTTAAACTGGTGTGGGAGAAATCTAAAGCAGATTGGGGTCTTAGTTGAGTAGAAGACACCAGAGAGAAGATCGGTTACGGAAAATAGGCTTGGCTTTTCATCATTCATCACCACTAATCTGGAAGATATTTCCTCGGTAAGAGAACTAACTTCGGAGCAGAATCTAGCAAGGGTTTCTTTTCTGTTACCATATGCGCTTCCAACCCTAATCAATATGGAAGGTCCTTTTTGTCCTATCATCTCAAGAAAATCTGAAATCTTTCTTAAGATCTCTTTGCATTCTAAAACTACCTCAGGAAGTTGGCTTCCTAAAAAATGAGTTTTACCAACAAAGAAGAATATTCTGGATTCTTTAAAGGATAAAAAATTAGAAATAATATCGATCTTTTCCTGTTCTAAAGAATCCTCTTCAATTCTAGAAAAGTCAATCTCACTAAAATCAATATTCAGAATATCTATGCAGGTAATATGAATACCTTTATGAATATTAGAATTAACGTGGAGTATGATGAAATCCAGAAATCGACTCAAAGATTCAATCTTTTTGTCCTCCCAAGACTTCATAGAGCCCAAGTAGCCTATCCTGTGAGCTGTTCTATTTAAAAGCATATAAGTTATATGCAAACTCCAGAGCGGAGTTTCAATAAAATAAAAATTAAGATCCGTCTACTTGCTCACCACCAACGTTGTTGTTGTAAACATAAGGTGAATTGTAAACCTCTCCGTCTGCCGCATCCATATTAAACTTTGCTCCTTTTTGGTTAAATCCTTTGTCTCCACCATCGATAAATTTAATGGTGCTGGGAACAACTTCTACTACATCCTCTTCCTTTTTGTTCTTGGATTTAATCTGAACAAAATACTTGTAGTTTTTGCCATCACTACTAAGAACTGTTTTAACCACCATCCCGATTATTTCCTTCTTGGAGTTAATAGGTTTTGCAGAAACATAGTCTCCAACTTGAAATTGAGATCCCTTTTTATATCTTGGCACGTTAGGATCTGGTCCAACGGTAACAGAAAGGTCCTTGTATGGCTTATAGGTAACTTTGAATACACCATTAGCCCCTCCATATCCATATGTGTCACCAAAGACTCCAACGTCTTGGAAAAATTCGTTAATAGGAATAATGTGCTTCAAATCGAGATTTATTTCCTCTATTTATCTAATTTTTTTTCTTTATTTTGAGAAATTAGATCTCTAATTTTAGTAGCAAGTTCATATTCTTCATTTTTGATGGCTTTTTCTAGCATTTCTTCCAGATTTACAAACTCTTTGTTTGTCCCTTCTGGTTGAGAAATCTCACCAACTAGACTTATCCTCTGTGGGGAAAATATAACTTCTATCTGGGGTTCCATCACAAACTTAAACTCCTCTGGATCTAGATCTTCGATTTCATCGTCGTCCATCTCCTCTGGGTAATGCATGTCTACATCCCAATCGTCACTGACCCAATAAATAATCCAGTTGCCGTAACTTATCTGCGGAATGTGATTTTCGATTGCATGTTTAAGTAGAGCCTTCAACTCATTCTTAAAGTCATTCTTTGTTAAAGAATCACTAAACGGTTTTTTCTTTAGACCTGGGATGATCTCATTTCCCGTTCCGGTTCCTAGTCTAAGAACTTTATTTATTTCCAAGATGGAGTCCCAGTCTAAACTCTGGAGAACTTTGTCCATCAGCTTTGAATGCTCTTTCTTCATTTCTTTATATATTGCTCAGTCTTTCTCTATAGACTTTAGTTGAACTGAAATTTCTTTAATCCAAGACTCATACTTCTGGGGATAGAACTTTTTTAGGTCTGATATTTCTCTCTTTGACACTTCAAATCTCTTCATCACAAAAGCTTCTGCGTCCTCATAGTCAGAAAAGTCTATCTTCTTATCTTCCTTACCTTCTTTCTTTTTAGTCTTGGTGAAAATCCATCCAGGAGACTTAGAATAGTAATTAGACATTGTCCCGTGCCACCAATCTACTACGGGTGCCGGGGATATCTTAGTGTGATTAAATTGGTTAGCTTGGATTGGCCATTGGATGGACATGATTCGGTTAATCATAAAGAAGTTTCGAACTTTATCGTTCTTCCCTACCTCTTCCCAGTCCTTCTTCTTTTTGAAGATTGTTTTTATAACGTCGAATAGTTCCATTAAAAGTTAGCAAAGGGATCAAAAGCCTTAGGAACAGATTGGGTTGTAGCCCAGGAAGTTCCTTCCAATATCTTCACTCTATCTATAGTGATGTTTTTCTTAGGAATTTCGATTCCTCTAGCAACTTCACCGTCACAGTTTGAAATAACAAACTCTGGCATTACACTTCTATCTAGCCACATTAGAGTGTAGTTTCTCAAGAGATTCTTAGCTACTTTGTCTCTGTTCTCTTTATTGTCTACATCCTTTAGAATTCTAAGGATAAATCCAGAAACCCAAGAAAGAAAGTTTTGATCCTGTAACATGTCTACAAATCTAGAATCTTTCCATTCTGACTGATTTAGAGACTCTAAAATTTGTTCTGCTTTCTTGGGGGAAATACCATTGAACTTTCCGTTTGGTGCTTGAACGTACCAAACCCCAGGGACTGCATCACCTTTATCACCAGTTAACATCTTGTTAAAGACAAAGTCTCTTCTTCTTACTTCTTCTACTGTTACCTTCTTTAGAAACTCCTTGATCTTCTCTTTATCTGGAGAGATTGCAGCAGTCATATCGAAGATAGAAACAGATTCTGTTTTATTAACCCAGTTATCTTCCCATCCTGGAGGAACTGCTAGAACGTTATTCTTTGAGTTATTGTTCCAGATAACTGTCCAACCTCTGTCGTTATGACGAGCAAGCTGGTGCATATCTTTATCACCACTGATGATAATACAATTCTCTCCGATAGAGTTAAAGTAGTCTGACCAGTAATAAAGAAGGTCATCACCCTCCGCACCTTTTACCTTCGAGAAGACAAATCCCTGGTTCTCCAACTGATGCCCAAACTCGGTCATTAGGTCAAAGAAGATTGTCCAGTCTACAGTTTCATCTTTCACACGATTAGACTTATAACCACCATCTTCGATTTCAACGTCTTTTCTCCAGGATCTGCTATCGGAGGTGAAGACCAATCTACCACCTTGGGGAAGTAGTTTAAGTCCAGCACACAAGTCCGTAGCAACCTTACGGATGAACATTGCCTGTTCTCCGGATGTCCCGAGAACTTTAGAAGGATCTTTCAATCCAAATCCACCAAAGACCCCAAAGGTCTTGTGGAAAATATAGTTTCCGTCTACAAGTATATTAATCATTTTTTCTTATATAAAAATATACGTTCCCAATGTCACCAATGTCCTTAAAATTTGGATCTTTTATCTCATAGTCAAAGTCTTTAAAATCTAAGAAATCTGCATAGTCTGCATCAAGTCTTCTTTTGACATCATCTGCATCTCTTCTTGCAGCAAGCCTAGTTTTTCTAGTTTCTTCATCGATGTTTAGGTAGACTATCGTAGATTCTTCCCTATCCGACTTGCTGAGTTTTGCTATCCCTCCTGGGGTCATAATAAAAAGATTTGACCTATTAAACTCATCTATCGAAGTTCCATAAAACCAGTCATTGAAAAAGACAGCTTCATAAAACTTGTCCGCCATAGACGTAAGCTCAGAACCTTTGATGAACCAATAGTCTTTCCCGTTTTGTTCTCCCTCTCTTATTGGTCTGGTAGTGTGAGATACGCAGTATTTAAATCCTCTTTCTACTAGGATTTTTCTGAGGTGATCTTTCCCAGATCCACCTTTTCCTACTATAATTAATCTTTTTTTCATTTTTTTTACTTCCAAAAGGCCTGAATTAAAATAATCAGAATGGATAGGCCTATACAAATTCCATTCTTGACTGAAATGCTCTCTCCTAAGAGAGTGTGGGTTAGATATGTAAAAACAAATATTCCGACAGAAAATTGGATTAGTCTATAAGACCATGCACTTCCAAAGGAATCTATCCCATATTTTGCTGCAAAGACAAAAGCGAAGGAAACGAAAGAACCAAAGACTAAAACATTAACCCAAAGATTGCTTCTCATCCATTCAAACCTAGCCTGAGCAAATTGTTGAAACCAAGCTCCAGCTTGTCCTAATATAATCAATAAGACAGACAGTAGTGCTGTCTTATTCATCATTTTCCCCCTCCGAAGAAGATTCTAAAGTTTCCTCTGCTTGGGTTTCATCAACTAATGATTCCAAATATTCGAATCTCTGTTCAGCTCTTTCCTTGGTAGGGCAAGACCAGGCCCATTTTCCAAAGTCCTCGTTAGCCGGGAAAACTTCTCTCTCATTGAGCTGAATTCCAAAGACTAATTTTGGCTGATCTACTTTAATTTTGAACACTTCATAAGCGATCAGAATATTGTCTTCGTCGTCTATTTGCCTGTAAATAAGGGCTTTCTCCCCTCTTTTTTCTAGTTCATAGATAAAATCTTTTCTTTTTATTCTTTCTGGTAGCAGTTCCATTAGTCAATTAGTTTTTGGATTTGGAAAAATAAAGAAAGGAGAGAGACCACTGGGTCAATCACTGCAGTTCTTTGAGCTTGGTGAGATGCAACCAATACAATGGTAGCAGGAATAATCTTAGCCTTGTCTGGATGATTCTTTACTATCCAATCGATGAATTCCCCTCCGAGAGAAGTCATAACGTCGTCTACTTTAGTAGAATATTGTCCGACAAGAACTTGATAGTTGTTCACTGGATCCTTAGAAGTCATTATCATCTTATAAAGATCCTCATAAGACCAATTTGCTTCTTTGACCTTAGCAAGATCTAGTTGAGTCACTCCTTCGATAGACCAAGATTGGATTCTATTTAAAGCAGATCTAAAATCAGGAAAATAAGACTTTTCAAATGCAGTCAAGGAATCATCGTCGATAGAGATTCCGAGTTTTCCTAGAATTAATCTTACTCTAGATCTCCATTCCTCTTTAATCATTTCCTCCTCTTCTGAGGTAGAAGGATCAAAGTTAATGACTTCAAATCTACTTTGGATTGCATCTGGAACCTTGTTGATGTAATTGCACGTAGCAACGAATCTCGTGTTGCCTGCGAACTTTTCGATCGTTCCCCTTAGTGCTTTATAGAACTGATCCGAAGCTCCGTCAAACTCGTCTAAAATGACTACCTTCTTAGAGGATTTTCCATCCAATACGGAAATATTAGAACAAAAGTCATTGATCTTGTTTCGAATAGTATCCACCGAGCTTTCGTCGGACACGTTGATGAACATATGGGGAAGGTCTTTTGCTAGAATCTTTGCAAGAGTTGTCTTTCCGCATCCTGGTGAACCTGCCAAAAGAACGTTTTGGTTTAGCCCTTTGTCTTCAAATAGGACACGAATTCTCGGTGGGAGAATCATATGTCTTATTTCTTTTGGTCTTAATTTTTCTGTTAATAGATCTTGGATCATAGATGTTAATTATAGTGGTCTGGGGATCGTTAGTTTCTGATTTTTAAAACATCTTAGTCATATCATCCGCTTGATCTTTATCGTTTCGGATCTCTATGAAGCGGGGTAAGAATAAACTTCTCCCACCAAATTTATCTGTGATGGGCTCATTGTATTGGATGGCTGCAATCTTTCCAATCAAGGAATCTGGGTTCTGGCTTAACTCCTGAAGATCCTTGTCAGTAAATCCGGATCCAATTCTAACTTCCAGAGTTCCGCTAGCATCTTTACAGATGAATCCACCAATGAAACCTTCTCTCTTTCCTTCTCCCGGAAACCATCCAGTGATTTCCAGATCACAGTCTTGGATCTGTTTTAGCTTCACCCAGTTTCTACTTCTCTTGCACTCATAAACGTGATCTTCCGGTTTTAGAATTACCCCTTCACCTCCCATTGAAACTATCAACTTATAGATTTCTTGGGTTTCTTCCATCGATTCTACAACCCATTGTCGAGCTAATTTTACCGGACTTTCCTCCGATAAGAATGAGGTTAGAAGTTGGAGTTCTTGTCTTCTTTTAATAAAGGTGGTATCCCCTTTTCCTGTCTTTAGAACATCAGATTTTTCAATATCAAAAACATTAAAGATAAATTCCTTATCAATGTCGTTTGGGGCAGTTCCCTTAAGGATCTGGGTTACTTTCCCGGAAACTGATTTTCTGTTAAGGTCAGTAAGTTCTCCGTCAAAGAAGACATGTGAATTTACATTGACGGAATCAAGCATTTTAACTAATTCAGATTCAATTCTAGAAAGTTTAGCCTTGTCTAGCTCATTAAAAGCCCGGGTGTAGAACTGAAATCCAGTTTCTCTGTCTCCAACCGCAATTACTCGAACCCCGTCATACTTTTCTTCGCAGTAGATCTTTTTCCACACAGCAACTTCTTTCTGATCATCTGAAGCCAACATTACAGAAGGATCGGGGATTAACTCTCTTCCAACTGCTTTATTAATTAGCTTAGCACCAATTCCAATGTTCATTCTCTTAGTTAGAATCTTCATCAGAATATCTCTAAGAGCAAGATCCATTTTAGGATCCTCGTCAATTACCGAGTTAATTAAAAAATTAGCTCTCTGTCTCAAAGCATCGTTTGCAGCAGGTGCCTTTTTGAGATCTTCTATTAGATCTTTGAAAACCTGAAATCCCGGAAATGAAGGAGAAGGAATGATCCCCCTGGTTTTTTCCATTTCCAGCTTATGGAGTTTTGTTGTAATAAATGGGTTAAAGCAAACATCTATGATGTATAGCATTTCTTCGGATAGATTTTCCGAAATAAGTCTTTGTTTTTCTTTTTGGGATCCGTTACCGGTTAAAAGCTCAATTTCTAAGAGGACTGCTAATTCTTTCTTCATATAGATTATTATTATCTACATGAATATACGGTCTCAATTATAAGGTAAAGCTCTCGCTTTCACCTTCTTTTCCTCCTTCTTTCTCCGCTTTCTTCTTAGCTTTTTCTGCTTCCTTAGCTTCTGCTTCTTTATAGACTTTATTCTTGTCGAACTCGTCTCTAGAAAGAGGAACGAATCTTCTAATCAAGAAATCCTTGTCAAAATAAGGTTTCTCTTCTTCACCAACTTTCATTTTTATTTCCCCTAGAGTGGTAACAAAGTCAGATGCTTTGGTAAGATGTGCCAGATCAAGAAGCTTTTGGAATTGATTTTCGTTATAGTAATCTAGACCAAGATTAGCCTTAAAACTTCTGTCTTTAGAAAGTTCGGGGAAATCCAAACACATCTGAATATAGAGAGGCTTAACTACTATTTCCTGGAAGATAGATCTAAGTCTGGTTAGAAATTTTTCAAATCTAATCTCATCTCTTTCTAGCTGATCTATTGAAATCTGATAGTTGGCAGGGGATGCTCCTCTACCAGCAAATCTAGCATATGGAATCTTAGAATCTAATTTCAATTTATTGTAGAAATAGATAACATTTTCCATTACGTTAAAATCTGGTCCATTTGCATTCAAAACATCAATCTGCGGGGATTGTCCATCCTTCTCCGGGAATAAATAATTCTTGTAGAACTGAATCTTAGGAGTTCCGTTTACTAGAAGTTCTCCTGAAGTGTCGTTGATAGAAACTTCCTCTTTATAAGAAGACATTAACTGCCCAAGAGTTTGCATTGCTTTTTGTTGAGATTGAGTACCAACAGGAATTACAAACTTTAATCTATAAGAAGCATTCATCACGTTCCAGATAACTCTGGTGTTCTCCATAACTCTTAGGATGTTGTAAGATCTAATCAGTCTTTCAACGTAGCTAACTCTAGAGATAGAATTACCCTTTGCATAAGATATGTAGATGATCTGCTCAGACTTTAACTTTCTAGAGAGCTGAGTATCCTTAGGATATTGAATCCAGATCTGTTCAAAAGAACCGTCAGGAGCTTTCTCTGTATGCGGCTGTAGTGAGGTTGGATCGAGTTCTTTAAATCCAACTATCTTCTTTCCGTCTGTTGAATATACAATTTCAAAAGCTAAGAATCCATCAATTAAAAATTGCTTGAATAACTGCCAAGCTAAATTGTTCTGTTGGAATGCATACAGCATATAAATCGTTTTAAAGTTCTCGTGAACTTTATCGATAATCTTATCTTTCAGATCAATATTGTTTAACAAAGGCTGACAGAAGAAGTTCTTGTCGTCGTAGTTAACAGCTTCATCAGAAATTGTTTCCAGGATAAAATCAATCTCTCCATTTAGTGCAAATTTTCTTAAGAAATCTCTTTTACCTAGATAGTCCTTGTCAAAATAAGCAATGTATTTTCTGATTCTAGTATCTTGATATCCAAGAGTCCAGTAGAAAGCACTATCGTTTGTGAACCCGTTACCTTCTTCTGAGAACATTTGGGATTCAGTTTGCCCAATAGTCTGGGAATTACGAATAACCATGTCTTCGTATTGCATTCCGAATTTACCAATTCTACTAAGATTTTTGTAGAGCTGGGTAACGAATCTATTCTGCGGGTTTGAATCTAAAAATCCTGCCATTTATCTTTTTTATGCTGGTGGAGCCTCTGTTTCAGATGGAGCCGGAGCTGCTGGTGCTGCCCCAGATGGAGGGGATCCTGCTGAAGCTTCACCACCCTCTTTTTTCTTCTCCTCTGCTTTTTTTCTAGCCTCGGCATTTGCCTTTATATCATCCGATGTAAGACCTAAATAATTTTCAACTAGATAAGGAACCGAGAAGAATCCACCTCCCGTATCATCAGTCAGTCCAATCAATTTATCCACGGATTCCTTCTTCTTTAGAATGATCTCCATCTCTTGGTTCCTCTTGAATGGGTTGTCCGAAACATAGTCTAAGCCAAGTTGGCTCTTAAACATATAATCTTTCTCCAGTTCTGGGAAATCCTTACACATTTGGATCCAAAGAGGTTTAATTAAAACGTCCTGGAATGCAGTTCTAAGTCTATTAATAAACTTAGCAAATCTAATTTCTTGCTTATCTAGACCTTCTGCTGCATTTGCATATTTACCCATGGTTCCACCATCAGGTCCGGTAAATCTTGAATTTGGAACCTTTGATTCGTTGATGAGTTTATCAAAGAAATATGCTAATGGAGCTGGATCATTTAAATTTGGTCCAACATTATTAAGAGGTTCAATAGTAGGAGTACCATTAACTCCTGAAGGCATCAGATAATTCTTGAAGAATTGAATCTTTGGTGCACCGTTAACAAAAAGTTCTCCACTCTGGTCATTTAAGCTAATGTCTTCTTTATAGATGCTCATTAGTTCTCCAAGGGTTTGCATCCCTTTTTGTTGGGATCTAGTTCCAATCGGTACCGTCATCTTCATTCTAAATGAAGCATTCATTACCGACCAAATTACCCTAGTGTATTCTATGATTCTAAGAACGTTATAGGGTCTAATAAGTCTCTCTGTATAACTTACTCTTGAAACTGTATTTCCTTTGGCGTAAGAAATGTAAATAATCTGAGAATCATATAGCATTCTCTTTCTTCTCGGATCTTTAAAATACTGCCACCAAACGTTAAGATAAGTACCATCCTTCTGTTTTTCTACAGAAGGCATAAGTGTCATAGCATCAATCTCCTTGAATCCTATAATATTTTTACCTTTGTCGTCGTAGATAATTTCAAAGGCAACATATCCATCCACTAAAAACTGTCTGAAATACTGCCAAGCACTAATGTCGTCAGTAAATCCAAACATATCATACAGTTTCTTATAATTCTCATTGATCTTGTCAACTACTTTCTCTTTCAGACCGGTGAGATTTAAAAAAGCTGGGTATGCAAAAAAGTTATGAGAATCGTAAGAAATAGCTTCGTCGTTAACTACATCCAAGATAAATTCAATCTCCGGGTTCAAAGAAAACTTTCTAAGATAATCTCTTTTTCCTTTGTAGTCCTTATCGAAATAAGAAACATATTGCTTTGAGGTTGTATCTTGTCTGGCCAAAGCATATAGCATGGTCTCATCTTCAATCATTCCTTTTTTGAGGAATGCTGCTTCTGTTTGTCCGATGGCTTGTGAGTTTTTAACCACCATGTCGCCATAATTTAGCCCAAAGTTACTTAGATTCTTTACCGAATCTCTAATTCTTTGGAAGATAGGACTACCTTGTGGATTTTCTAAAAAACCTGCCATTTATGCTTTGTATCTTTAATTTATAGATCTAACTACTTATTTAATTTCGACCTATAGTTAGTATATATCTCGTTAACGGATAACCCCTGGATAGAAGAATATTTTAAAAAAGGAAGCTTTGCCCAGTCTAAATAGCTAACCCATTTTACATTTTTCATAAATCTATATTTAAATCCAACGAAAGATGAAGAGTATCCAGTACCATCAAAGAGACGAGGGATGCTTTTAGATTCAATTCTAATTGTGCTGGGTGCGTTTCCCGCCTCGGTTTTTTTGATTCCTTCCTCAATAGAAGGCTGAAATTGATTCCAAAATTTCTGAATGATGTCCAGTCTTTGCTCGGGAGGGGTTATTGTTAAATCGATAGACTTAACAACTATATCATCACCTACTTTTTCGGAAGAAAGATAGAGGATGAGGGGGTTCCTGTTTATAAATGGGACTTTATCACTGAGTTCCATGTTTGTGTCGTACGAAAAGAAATAAATGTTTCCAGGTATTAAAGTACCATCAAACTTATAGCTAGTTCCTTTTCCATCTACACCATATTTGCCCAAGAAGTAAAGATCGGTATCCGTAGCAAGAGAAGAAACGGAAGTAGCAGAATTCCTATATTCTATAATTTGTTCTCGTAAATCCATTTAATTTAAGGGCTTTTAAATAGGAAATTTTCATCTATGACACCAAAGTTGTAGTCTCTTTTTAAAGCCCATTCCTTTGCTGCTTTGAACTTTGCCTGATTAGTAATCCAGATCTGCATTTTCTGGTTGTAAGCTTTCAATTTTGCCAAAGTTTCCGGAGGTGTTATTACTGGCTTTTTGTATTGGGACTCCGGTTTAATCTCAACTATCCATTCGGCTTCGGTCCCATCATCCTTTAGCACCTTCATATAAAAATCCACATTATAAGTGTGTTCTTTTTTATCTAAGGGGTTGTAATATGGGATTTGAAGAGGCTCTGAAGACCATTTTAGGATTTTCTCGTTTGTGTCGCAGTATTTACAAAATCTAAACTCCCAAGAGGATCTAAATATAATATTATGGGGATCCCCGATGTATTTGTCAGGATGAAGAGGTTCGTAAAGACCTGACTTGTATAATCCGTTCGGCTTTACTTTCTTAATCGACATATATTAAATGTTGTAGGAATTTTCTTCTCCGGTTATATGGGAAAATGGGATAGTTTTTGGAGACTTTGGTGGATGTATTTTCTTCCATCCTTTTGCAAATCCATTCTTAGCAATCTGAGTGTAGTATGCGAATGGATTATTAGATTTTGCTGGGTCAAATCTATTCCAATACTTACAAAGATCTTCCATAGCAAAAGCCATACAGTCCTCTTTATCCTCCGGATCTTTGTATGCCATCTTTTTTGATATTCCGTTTATCATAAGATAGAACATACTTATAGTTTCTGGGGTCAAGGCTCCTTTTTCCTTGGACTCCAAAATTGCTCTCATTAATTCTGAGTTTTTAACGTAGTCTGCCATTTTTAATATTTCTTAGCGTAAAAAATAAATCCGCACTTAATGTATTATATCATTTAGTGCGGATTTGGTTTCGGGAAGTGTCCCTGTATTATTCCATATCAAACCAGCTCTTTTCTCCAGGTTCTGGAGCCTTTACTGCTGGTCTATAAGCTCTATCTGTTGTTCCGGTTAGAATCTTATTGATACTTCTATCGATTGCATCGTAATCAACTTGTTGAGAGCCTGCAGGTTCTTTAACTACTCTTCTCATTAGCTGATTATTAGCTCCAAGAAGTCTAGTTTTGATTAGAGTCCTAAGGTTACCATATATTTGTCCGTCGGTCAAATTAGGCTTGTCTACGCTCTTGTGCCAGTCTTGAAGAACATCTTTAAGAGTTGTAGCAATTACCTCGTCAAATTGTTCGTCGCTTAGATTTGACCATCTTCTTCTAAACTCACCATAAGCTACAGAGTTAATCAGTTCAACCAGCATCTTAGCAAGTTTGTGAGTTACTGTTCTAACAGGCCTACGAGGATTTCCTAAAACTTTGATGTAAACTGTTTCTCCTTCAGCGAGGGATTTTTTAACCTCATCCGCCAATTCTTTTTGGTCGATAAATTTCTTAGCTTCTAAGATAACACCTTCGAAGTAATTATCGGGCTGAACGTCGATGAAGATAGTTTCTCCTAAAAAGATTTCTCCCTCTAGAACAAAGTCTCCAAAAGATTTAATATTCTTCATTATTTTTTAACTGCTTTTTTTGCTTGCTTTCTAGCTTCGTCCCCAATTTTATTTAGAAACTTAACATAGTCTATAGACTTAGTTTTGGTCAAAGGATAGTCTCCAATAAGATCCGATTTAATTCCGGAGTCTTTTACTGAAATTGTAGATTTAATTCCTTCAATATCTCTAGAAAGATTTTCTCCACTTTCCTTATATCCGTAAGCTTTAGTAGCCATGTCGATGAAGTTCTTTTTGAATAATGGATTTACAGCAGATTTTCCAGCTGCACCCTTTCCAAATGCTTCAAATAATTCAGATTCGTTAATTTCTGAGTAAGATTTTAGATTTTTCATAGTTATCTATATATCAATTTTATTCTTTGTCTTCTCCCTCTTCATCTTCATTAGAAATGAGTGTATCTTCAGACTTTTTAGGTTTTCCGTCTGGAGCTACACTCATCTTTCCTTCCGAACTTTCTATGTCAGGATTGGATTTTTTTCCTTCTGCTTCTTCGTTTTCCGGAGCAAAAGACCAAACCTTACTGAGAGCCGACTTTAATTTTTTTTTAGTTCCGGAGAAGGTCTTTCAAAACCTTCGTTTAGATCCTTAAGCATCTTTTGAATCTCTTCAGAATCTTTATTCTTCAAGATATAATCTTTAACGTTCTCTAGAGTTAAATTCTCTACGCTTTCGCCAAGATTGTATCCCATCTCTGCATTAAGTTCATAATCGACTTCACCATCTGCACCTTTTGAAGGGGTTTCTGCTAGATGTGCAGTATCTAAATTATCAATGTCTGCATCATTAGAAGCTTTGGGGTCAAGATATTCAACTTCATATCCAGCATCTCCTTCTACTTTACCTGGAGAGGTAGCAAAATTAGGATTTGTTGAGTCTTTAGAAGGAACCTTTGAACCTTTTTCTGGAGCTACTACCAATTCTGCAGTATCTAGATTGTCAATTTCTGGGCTGCTAGCTTTTGGAAGGTCGATCTTAATTTTGTATCCAGAATCACCAACTTGTGCTCCGGGAGCAGTAGCAAGTGCTGGATCTAATTTAGAAAGATCTGATTCGTCCATTTTAGATTTACCCATTCCTGGGGCAACTGCCATATTGGAACTACCAGTTACTTCAGGTTTTTTATCAGCTTTAGGATCAGGATATTCAACTTTGTAGTCTGCATCTCCTTCTTCTTTACCTGGAGTAGTAGCTAAATTCATAGCTTTTAAGCCAGATTTTTCCCATTCTGTAGCCATATTAGTTCCTTTTGGTTTTCCCTGTGGAGCTGAAGCTAAAGAAGTCTGGCTAGACTCTTCTAGATTGTAACCGATCTCATCATTTACTTCATAGTCGGTTGGTTTGTTTTTGCTTTCTGGAGCTTCTTCTAAATTAGCATCTTTAAGGTTTTCAACGTCTTTTTTACCGTCTTGTTCTTGTGTCTTAGCAGATGGAGCTGCTGACGTGCTAGCCTTTAAAACTTGAGCTGGAGTTTTACCATGAACTAATTTACCAGTAGATGGTGCTTTTGCCAAAGGTGTGCTAGATTCTTTTACTCCTTCTCCCTCTTCTGCGTTTTCGTCAGAAGATTTTTGGAAAGCATCTTCAAGATCTACAATATCTTCTACTCCGAAATCACCAGTTTTTCCGCTGTCTAAAAGAACAGTGTAAGAACCTGATGTTGTATCTACTGAAATGATCTTTCCAGTATTTCCATTTTCTTTAACTTTAACGTAGTCACCAACTGTGAATTTAGAATCTTCCATTAGATTTTCAATCTCTGTTGGATTGTTCTCGATAGAATCTAGTTCTGCGTTGATTGTAGACCATTTAGACTTAAGAGTCTGAAGTTCTTTTTCAAGAATTGAATAAGCCTGAGAAAGTTGATTAGATCCTTTGAAGAGAGGATTAGAAGCTACTAGAGTTTCGATCTTCTTCATTTCACCTTCTACGATAGAGATGTTATCAATAACTTTCTTTCTATCGTTGATCATGATTGACTTGATCTTTCTTTCACCATCCAAGAATTCAGTTAAACCTTCTGAAATATCATATTTCAAGAAATCTTTAACGATGTTAGCTGCTTGTGATCCATTAACTGAGAATAGAGAATTTTCTCTCATTGCCTCGTTAACTCTCTGTAAGTATAATTTTCCGTCCCACTTAATCAAACTAACGGAAGCACCTTCGTAAACTTTAGATACTATAGACTTAGCAAAGTCTAGATCTACAATTCTATCGAAGTTTTCGTAAAGTCTGATTGTATCAGAGATAACTTTATTTTCATTGGTTCCAAGACCTCTTGAAATCTTTAAAGTGATAAGTTTTGCAAGCTGATTGTAGTCACCAAATTTAGCAAGATCGTCATTTAGGTAGATTTTAGTCTCTTCGTTTTCCTCGACGATAGAAATTCTAGTATCTCCAGCATAAATGGAAATTCCCTTCTCATCAACTTTAACTCCCTCTGTATAGAAGGTTTCAAGTAGACCTAGGAATTCTTTGTCCATGTTAGCAATATCTCTATTAGAAAGTTTTCTAACTCCTTCTGAGCTACCTTCAAATAAAGTTTTTCCTACTGCAAAGATTGTCTTGTTGTTTTCAACAAGAACCGGGGAATAGATTTTTCTAATTTCAGAATTTCCGTTGATTGTAGGAATATTCATTTTAGAATCATTTGTCTCAAGAAGAGTTAAATTATTGATAAGGTTTTTAACAACTGGGTTAAAAGACCAAACTCTAAGTTCTTTCGAAAGTGCAGGAATAGATTTGGATTCAGAAACTAACCATTTAGAGATTGATTCTTTAACAGGGGTGTAGAAGTCAGAACTTCCTGTATTTTCGATCTGATATAAAGCTTTAGAAACTTCAATTTCAGGTCTAAGAGTATTACAAGCTTCTGTAACTCTATTTACTGCAGCCTTAACACTGTTGTCCCACGAGAAGTTAGAGAAATCCGCAATGAAATTCTCAGCAACCCAATATTCAGGAACATTTTTATTTTTTAGAACGTTAACGTAGTTCTCGCAGATAATTTTGAAGTTAGCATGCTCGTAGATCCCTTTCTTTGAAAGTTCTAGAATAGATTCTAGAATTCCGAGATTTTCAACTCTATTTGAATTAACGAAAGAAGCAGCAGATTTATCAAACTTTGCCATTCCTTCTAGAGCTTCGTTTAATTTATTTTGAATCTCACTTGATGGTTTTTCTTCTTTAGCTCCGTCTACATAAGAACCGGAATTCTTAGAAACGGTGAAAGAATTAAGACCACCCCAAGATTCAGCAATCATCTTAGCTCTAGACCTAGATCTTTCTAGTTCTTCATTTCTTAGAGCTTCGATTGGAGAAATTGTGTTTTCTTCTTTAGATTCTATGACTGCTACAACCTGAGATTCTGTGATGGAGGTGTTTCCGTTCTTAAGTTCAGCAATGTAGGTTTCACACAAATCTTTAACTTCTCTGGATTGAGTAGTTTCTTTTAGATTTTGTAGTTTGTTTATTAAATCCATTTTCCTGTTATTTTTTTACAGATTATATATCTTTCCTCGATTGGGGAATTTTTCTCTTATATATTCAATCTTTTTCCAAAAATTGTTTAGTTTTTTATCTAGCCACCATTATTTCTAGCTTGACGTTCATAGCATCATGGGGATTTGTGATTGTTATCCCTCCTCCAGGGAAAGCAATGTCCTGATCAGAAAGATTCCACCCGATGTTTTCTGAGTTAATAGATCCTGCAGGATTACCCGATAAAATCATCAATTCACCTAAAGGATACGTATTTCCTTCGTACGTCCAAGTTAAATATTTTTGGTTCTGCGGAGTTCCATTTGTAGGTCTAGGGTATCCAGGAACAAAAGGAAGTTCAGAATTATAAAGAATTGGATTTACTGGCTCCGGGTAAACAACTTTGATTGCAATCCATCTAACAAATCCCTCGTTGTCCACCAGATCCGTTTGGCTTAGCATCACCGAGGTATTTGCTTTTAAACTTATTTTAATTCTAGAATAGGCACTAACTCCTAAAAGAATGTCGGAGAGATTGAAAAATGTGGTTTTAACATTTCCTTCGTCTAGAACAAATTTGTCCTTGAAAAAAACAAATCCTGGTATTGTTCCCGGTGGGCATATAATAGGTCTAGTTGCCATTAGTTAGCTGTTAATATTGATAGTCTTACCGAGAAATCGGTGGGATTAGTGAATACAAATCCGGGGGTAATCCCATCATAGTCTGGTTCTAAGCTTGGATCCACCTGCCAGCCCTTCCAATTGGAAGTTGTTTTAACCGCACCAGTTAAAACCATGAACTGTCCCATTGCATATCTAGGAGAATTTTTATAATTCCAATATATGATGTTATAAGGATCTTCTACTAGATGAGGGAGATATTCTGCTTGTGCCATCAGAAGACTAACTTCTCCGTATGTCTCGTCAAAGTTTCCAACGTCAAAGTTTATGGAAGATAATGGAGCAATATTAAAAGTTTGCTTCTGATAGTTGCTAAAAGATTGAATAGGGTGGAAGAAAGAAACTAGATTTAAAGTTTCCTCGGTGTATTTTTGCCAGGAAACATTAATAGCTGTATTGTAGAATCTAACGTTATGAGGGTCATTAAAGTCAGCAAAAGTTAAATTTACTCTTCTTAATGCAGTTTTATTTACTGCTATGATTGCATAGTCAACCAAAAAAGCTGCAGAAGCACCAGGGGGAAGGACTGGAGTACTGTCTCCGTCCGCTACTTTCAGAAGGCTAGTATTATAAGCATTACCTCCATCATAATTATATCCTGTTGTTCCTAAATAGGACGCAAATTCTCCTGTTGCTGACATTTTTATAAGCTCATTGGGTTTAGATGAACACTTCCAGAGTTATCTATGATCCCAGTATTTTTTTGTTTTGGAACGTTTGAGTTGACCGGAAGGATCTGATTTTCTTCGATCTCAACCGAAGGTCCATTACCGTCAATAAGAACATCCCCATAATATCCTCCTATGGTGTTAGAAGAATTATTGTCCTTGTTATCTTCTGGATTGGTTTCGGTGGTTTCTTCAGGATTCTCCACCATCTCATTTAGAACTATATCTAATTCGTGATCCTCGTCTCTTTCTTCAACCTTTTCAGCCGGCTCTTCTTCCAAACCATCCATTAATGTTGCATCCCATTCCTTAATCTCTTCTAAATCCTCTGAGGTATAAATTTCTTCCTTTTTGATCTCAGTTGGGATTTCTTCTATTTTAGGATCTTCATTTACTACAGATTCTGATTGTGGTTTAATATAATCAACCAGAGACTTAATAAATCCAAGGGCTACTAAAGGAAGAATTGCTCCAGAAACAGCAGATAAGACTCTCTTCTGGTAAACGATGTCCTCTTCTATAAGACCAAACAATTCAGACCACCCCTGAAAATTCTCCATATGCACGAATGCATAGTACATGTTACCCTGCATCTGCATGAGAGTAATAGCGCCAAATAGCATCCAGACTAGTGTTTTGTTCATTCTATCCAGAATAATCAAAGAAGCTAATGAAGCTGCTGCACCTAATTCGAATCCGATTGCAAGAGAAACTGCTAACCAATATGGGTTAGACAGCTCGAAGAATTCTATTACGTGAATAGTAGAAATGATACTAACAAGCAAATACAAGGACACAAAAGTTCCAATAATGAACCTATGTACAAGTTTGTTTTTCATTAGTTCTTAGTCTGTAGTTTCTTAATTTCTAGGTCGATCTCAGATTGTCTATTAACATCTAGAATTTTTCTGTCAACGGACTGGATCATTCTTTTCTCTGCTTTTAAACCCTCGATCTCAACATCCTTGCGGGTTGGAAGAGCATCAATAACAGTCTTTTGAGATTGGAATTCTTTTTTAACCTTGTGTAGTTCAGAACTAGTTCCGCAAGATTTAAGGTAAGTAAGAAGCAGAAGAACTATGATAATTTTTGTCCCGTGCTTCGATAAAAAATTGTCTACTTTATTCATGACTTGATTTTTAATTATATTATGTATATATCCCTGAAAAAATAAATACCCCGATAAAACGAAAAAGAGCACTTATCGTGCTCTTTTTACGAAAGATATTAAGATTAAGCAGTTTGAATTCCTTGCTGAGCAGCTACCAGGTCTTTTTCTAATGATTGGATAGCTTCTGCATCCTTTTTAACTTCCTCGAGTGCGATTGAAATTGGTTTAAAAAGAGAAATAAAATTTTGAGCTTCTTTTAAACCTTTTCCTCTAACTTTGGAAAGAAAATAGTGGGTTGCCTCCAGTGGAAGAGATTCAATGAAAATCGTATTGTCTTTTACTCCTTCTTTTTTAAGACCTGAAAGGATTTTATGCACCTCGATTACTCCCAAAGATTCAGTTTGTGACCATTCTGCATTTTTCTCAATAAAGTCAATTAAGGTGACTAAAAGATCTGCAGTCATTTTTACTGCATAAACTTTCTTAGAATTCTTTTCTTTTAGATCTTGAATCTGGTCCTCGATGGACTTGATCTTCTTGTGATCCAGTGTGTCGATAAAACTTTCTGAAAAATCGACAGAAGCACCAGCAAAACTTGTTGGAATTTCGCTAGAAGCAAGAGGCGTAGTAGTGTTTGATTTCTTGTTGGTCATTTTATAATTTTATTATTTTATTTATATCAGATTAAAAAGTTTCACTCAGACTGAAAATATATCAAATTCTTCCCTGTTGTGTTGTAGATAAACCCTCAAAGGTTCTCTCAGATCTTTGATTGGGTGGATCTTAGCAGGTCCTTCTGGTCCAATGTGACAGAGGAATCCTCCATGAGATTCTATTCCAATCTCCTCCTCCAGCATAAGTCTATATAGACTAACCTGTATAGAATATTCATTTAGATGATTTTCCCATAAATGAGAAAAGGGATGTAGAAGTTTCTTGTATCTTCCTCTTGGGTGGTCATCAAATCTAAATTCCTTGTTTGTCTTCCAGTCTCCGATCAAGAAAAGAACCTTATTTTGTTTTTCGTCCCACATCAAAAAGGGTTGGTCAATAGTTCCTGCAAGTCTCCATTTTCTACAAAATATTTTAAGCTCAGAGGTTAATGGAACTAGGTTTTTAAATCTTTTCTCATAAAGGTCCATAAACTTGCTAATTCTTTCGACAAAAGCTTCATCATCTTCACTGGTTAGTTCTCTAGAATTTCCACTCCAAAAATCTTCTATCCATTTATGGACTCTGGTTCCAAGATCATTTGCAACATCTGCTTTTCCCTGCCATTCATCCAAAACAACTGAGACTTCAACTCCTCTCTCTGCTGCTTTCTTTTTGGACCAATATTCTTTATCAAACGGAGTTTTAAATCTCTTGATATAGGAAGTTACTGAGTCATACTTTATGTCCCTATAGTGATAAGTATGAGCTTCTTCCTCAAAGATAAAGTTTGGATCTTTGAAAACTGAAAGCTTTTGTATTAGATCATTTCTAATAGGTCTTAAATCCATATCTTATTTTCCAAAGAAAGATAGAATCCAGCCCCAGTGATTAAACGCTAGAACAATTAAGGAAATTTCAATGATCAATCTTAGAATCCAAAGGAGGGAAACCTGTCTGAAAACAAAGGAATAAACCACCAAGAAAGATTCTTCGTCGGTTCCTTCTACAGGATTCATAAGGGGAGCAATCAGCTCCTGGAGTCTTAGTTTGGTTAGATATTCGTTGATAGGTTTAATCTGGTCAAAAACAAATGCTGGTCTAGCATATTTTGGAAAATCTGGAGACTTTGTAACTTCAGGGGGAAGATTAAAGACTGTGTAGATTCTACCAAACCAGTCTCTTCTCAATCTAAGTCTGCTCCATTCTGGAGAATCCAAAGACTCTTTTTTAATTACCTTCAGATACTCCCTATATAGACTTATTTCTTTTAATACTTTAAAAATTCTGAACATAAAGGTAGTTTATAAGTTATAGTCAAAATTATTTATTTTCTTCCATCTTTAAACGAATTTTATTTCTAGCTCGTCTAATTCTGGTAGCAATGGACCTCTTTTTGATTCCGTATTTTTCTGCTATGTCTTTATATTTCATTCCATTGATTTCTCTATCAATCATAATGTCTCGATAGAGGGAAGGGAGGGACCTAATTTCTTCGATGGCAGTTTCGTACATGTCATCTATTGAATCTCCTTCGTTGGCAAACTTCCAAAGGGGATCTTCCTCTATAGAATAGGATGGGTTCTTCTCCTCGTTCTTGGACGAAGAATAATCCAGATCTTCTAAAGATAAATGAACATACTTCTTTCTTGTTTTTAACAATAAGAGAGATTCGTTTCTAGCGATATTGTAGCACCACGTGGAAAAATTACCTCTTGAATTGTCATATTGATCTATCTTTTGCCAGACCTTGGCCATTGCATTTAGGAATGCATCCTCCGCTAGTTCAGTATCTTTTAAAATTCCATAGCAGTGATTCAACACTCCAGGTTTAACTCTTTCGTAGAGTGATTTAAAACTTCTTTCATCTTTGGTCTCAATAAAATTGTTTGCAAGTACCTGAATGTTCTTCTCTTTCTTAATTTCTTTTTGCATTTCTCTGTATATTTTCTTAGTTTATAATTTTATAATTCTCCAATTCTAACCACTTCAATTCCTGCTTGGAACAAGAAGCTAAGTGATTCTGTTTTTCTGTAAAGATCTTTAAATACCACCCTTTTGATTCCCGACTGGATAATGAGTTTAGAACACTCAAAACAAGGTGAAGCTGTAATATAGACAGTAGATCCGTCTGAACTGTTTGTGCTCTTTGCCAACTTAGTAATTGCATTTGCTTCTGCATGAAGAACATACGGTAGGGTGGTGTTTCCATCGTCTTCACACTTATTTGGAAATCCCGAAGGACTCCCGTTATATCCATCCGAAATGATAGATTTATTTTTAACCATTAAGCATCCTACCTGCATTCTCTTGCAGTGTGAATTAGTTCCCCAGATTTCTGCCATCTTAAGATAGACTAAATCCGTCTTTTGTGTCTTCTCGTCCAATTTCAGGGAGTCAATAGAACTTCCGTATCGAAAGCTCATATCTTCAGGAGAAGCTTTCCAGAAATTGGAAGATATCTTTTCCGTATCCCCAAAGGAGAGCTCTAAAAATTCTATTTTTTGTCGATCGTTTATAAACATTATGTATTTGTTATTTCACTTTATAATGAAATATACGGACCAGTTTCTAATTTTTCGAAATTTATTCGAAATTTATTCTAGCATGCTAGATTTTGGTCTAAATGGCTTATTGTCTTTGATCATTAAAGGACCATTTAATGTTGCATTCATTGCGGAAAGTAGAGCTTTAATATCTTGTATATCCTGGGAAGTTATTGCTCCTTCTGCAGGTGCAGACTTAGAGGAAGTAGAGGATTTCATAGAGTCGGAAGAACCCGAAGTGCTACTAGAAGTAGATTCGGTTTTTGGTGCATCGGAAGGTTTGGGTGCAGCCACGGGTTCTGATGGAGTAGCTGGTTTAGCCTCCTCCGTTTTTTGTTGAGTCTGATCGGTTTTATTAGAAAGATTTTTTAAACTCGTAGATTCTTTCTTCATGTCGGAAGATCCTTCTGCCTGGGATTCTTCTGGTTTTTTCTTTCCTGTAAGTGTGTCAAAGGTAGATTTAAGTTTGGACTTCATCCTATCGAATTTTTCCTCGTACTCAGTCTTTGTTTTCCCCTCTCCTTTTTTATCGGTTCCGGATCCTTTATCTTTATTTCCATCTCCTCCGGAGAGAGTTTCAGACGAAAATTTAATTAGGGAAGCTAGTTTTGATTCCTCTTTTGACTCCTTAGATTCTTTACCCGCTAGAGTTTCCTCTTTCTTTTTATCAAAGAGAGATTTTACTTTATCAATTACACTAAGCTTTGGACTTTCTTTTTTCTCTTCTGATTTCTTTTCGGATTTTTCTTCATTTTCTTTTTTAACACCAGAAATTCTTTCGGATAATTTATCAAAAAATCCTTTACCCTCTTTAGCAAGATCATTACCTTTTTCTCCCTCTTTTCCTGTTTCCGGGGTTTCCTTATTTTTCTTGAAAAGATTAAGAGGATTGAGATCCGAGATTTTAAATTTATTTTCCTCTTTCTTCTCTTCAGATTTAGTCTCTTCCTTTTCTGCCTCTTTCACCTTCTCTTTTTCTTTTAGCTTAGATAAATCAGAAACTTTAGAAGCTCCTTTCGCGATCGTCTGGCGGTCTACATTTATTCCTTTTTCCTGTAGCTTAGACTGTATGAAATCAACACCTTTGGAACTGAAAGCAGCCTTTCCTGCAGACTTTAAAAAATCTAATGCAGAATTTTTCTTCTTCTCCTGTGGTGGGTTTTCCGAATTTTTATCCGGATTTTTCTGAGAGTCTTTGTTTCCAGAAGGAGTATTTGAAGTAGAGCTAGCAGCACTACCTGTATTTGAAGCAGTACCGGAAGGAGAACCAGCACCAGTATTTTTAGCAGATCCTGAGTTTGAACTACCACCAGAAGATGCTACACCCGACATTTTCTTAATGGCGGAAGAATTATTCGAATTACTTTCTTTAATCTCTTTGGTTAAAGAATCTATATTTCGAGTAAGGTCGGATAATTGTTTAAGTAACTCTCTAGAAGAATCCATTCTGGACTTTTTTCTTTATATATCAGAAAAACACTATTTAGAAAAATTAAATAGCTCAATCTGACCAGCCTCGGACAATGCTTCTTTGTTTTCCTTATCTACTGCATCGTTTAGCTTATCAATCCAAATTTGATATTCATAGAATGGAATAGACTCAATCCAATTGGGATCAAGACCGTGTTCTTTCCACATTCTAAACTTCAAATCAAAGAAGTTCTCTAAAGATATCTGAAATAACGAAAAGAGATTTGAACCCTCCGGGAAAGGTTATGGGTGCGGTGACCTCGGCACCGCAGGTGGGACATTTGACATTAATATC